GTTATTTGCGCCACCTACATAAAAATCAATATTTGGTGTTAGTCTAACACCGTTTTTATAAACCCAAACATTAGAAATATTATTAATACTTCTTTGTAATTTATAACTGTTTTGATTTCCAGTATAAACATCTCTTACAATATCAACTTCAGTGTATCTAGTAAACCATGTTACATCAATATAGTCGCCTGCTTGAATTACATAAAGTGGCGAAAATACAATATTTCCATTTACTATTTCATAGTTGGAATCTTTTAAGTTTTCAACTTGTACAATATCACCTTTGTTAGCATCAACAATTAATGTTATAGAATTATTAGCACCATCAAAATTATAATCTAATGCGTCACGTAGAGGTTCACCATTTAAGAAAACCTTTATCTGTGTTGGAACTATTGTACCCGATCCAATTACAGGATCATCGTTGAGATTAATAGTATCATTATCCTGATATACATAATAAGTGCTATCAACCGATCTTAGTAGAGAGCCGTTATATTCTACAATAATATTTGAATCATCTCTAGAACCTAAAGTTTCAAAGAATTGGATTGGATATGTTTTAGTACCCGGTGTTAAAGTAATTCTTTCTTCGTTTATTCTTACAATACTTTCTGCTTGGCCGCTTTCTTCCGAAAGTACAACAATTTGAATTAATGAATTTGTCTTAGGTGGTTTACCAAATTCTACAAGAGTATTGTCTGTTTGGTTAACTACACCATTACTATTAACAAATCCAACATTAGTTGCTACACCATCAATGGTAGCAAACACTTTTCCTGTAGATTCAAACGGAGCACCTGTTAAGAAGTAACGTGTTTGTCCATCTCCGTTATATTCTCTAACATCAAGCAACTCAACGCCACCTACTCCTAGTGAAAATACTTCAATTATATCTGTATTGTTTGGAGCAGTAATAAATCTAATTTGATTATTATTATAATCAATAGTGTAATCTACATCAATTTCTTGTTTTGTTTTATTAACAAAAACTAGCAAGTTAGAATTTTCAAGGATATGTTGATCAATCTTATAAACAGTTTCTGTACCGTCAGCAGTATAAATTCTAGAAAGTACAGACGGTGCTCCAAATCTATCTGTATGGAATACTCTAATGCTTAAACTTTCTAGTACCTGTCCTGGAACATTTTCTTCTGGTGCTGGAACTTGTTCCGGACTAATAAACTTCTCACCGTCAATAACAATTTCTTCAGGCAAAATACCTGTTGCTGTTGAATAAGGAGTAGCACCTAAAAGTGTTCCACCGCTTACTTCGGCATCTAGATAGTTTGCTGATTGTATATCAAGAGATCCGTCACTTTCAACAGGACGGAAAATTAAAACGTCTCCGTCGTTGACATAAATTCCTTCATCCGGAATAGGAATTGTAATTACGTTTGTGCTTCCATCACCAACAAACGATGTCATAATAGCATCATCGTTGGTTTGGTTTGACGTACCGTAATTTGGATCGTCTAATCTTGTTGTTTTTGTTTCACCTTTACGTCTAATATAGATATTGTAAATTTTTCCTGACTCAGGAACTTCAGGTAATACAAATTCATGGGTACTATCATCTGCGGCAATGTAAAAATCTTTACTGTTGCTTTCAGCAGTATCCCAACCTTCTGTAAACCACGGTAAAGCGTCCCATCCTGCGCCAACATCAAATGTAGCACCTTGAACAATTACACCGCCATAATCCATACCAGTAACTAACTGTGAATAATCTGTAGTAATTTCACTGCCATCATCTGGAATAGTTTTATCAATACCAAGCATTCCGTCAGTTGGTTTATAGTATTTGTCAATTCTGTTTAAACTATCTAGTATTTCATCATTCTTTTCATACTTAATAGTAATGACTGAACCGTCTGGTGCGGCTGTTAACAGTGTTAATCTTCCTTTTAATACTGTTATGTCATTAATAACTTTAGTATAAAGTGTAATATTGTAATCACTAACAAACTGTTGTTGTGAATCAACAAAAACTGTGATAGCACTCTTGTCAAGTGTGCTAGGATATTTAAGATCAAACGTTGTTAGTCTACCAGTTCCTGTAAATGTTTCAGTTTCAATAAACCTTTCGTTAGAACTATATGATTTAAATGTTGGTGTTTTACTATATCTATCAAATTTAATTGTATTATGGAACAATCTTGCCTTGCTGTTTCCTATTCTAGCAACAGCTTTAGCACTAAACTGTGTTTGCGTTCCAACACCGCCAACAATTTCAACAGTAGGAACACTAGTATAGCCACTTCCAAAGTCTGTTAAAACAATTTTAGTAACTTTTCTATTAGAAATATATGCTTTTGCTTTTGCGCCTGTTCCGCCGCCGCCTGAAATAATAACTTGAGGGACACTTGAATATGTGCTACCTTGATCTGTAAGTATAATATCTGTTACTTCAAATTTGTAATTGTTAAACCATTCGTTCCATGGTTTCAAATCAATTTGAGTATCACCAAGTTTTACAGGGTTAATAGTATTAGTATCAATATTGTAATATGGAGGTAGATCAAAATCTGATACATTTGAATTTGTATCTTCTATATTTTGATATCTACTTGTAAAGTTTCTAATTTTAGTTCTGTACGGTTTTACTTCTTCAATATATGCTTGATATGCCGCTAGATTATCGCTACGGAAGTTAAGTTTTTGTTTTAAGTAACCAACATTATGAATAGCGTTCAAGAAACTTGTCTTAAATGCCCAGTCAACATATAATTGTTCACTGAATACATAATGTATATTAACAAAAAACAATTTATTCCAATAACCGTCTAACTCATCAATAAACACATTATACTTCATAGCGTTTAGAATGTTTCTAAACTCTTTAGCCGCACTAGTATCATATCTATTGCTGTCATATGTTTGTGTTTTGTCATAACCAACAGATTCAGTTTCGGTATTGTAAAACTTATTAATAATTCTAAGGGTTCCGTTTTCTCTACCAACAAGATTAAATTTTCCTTTAATCTTTGGATCTTTATCAGTACGTTGAAGTACTGCCCAACCACCTGAACCAAAATCATCAAGTCTTAATAATTCGCCTTCATCTAGTGTTACTTCATTTTCTGCGTATAAACCAGGCAATGTTTCTTTGATTCTACTATCTTCCGAAAAGCCTTCTGACCACCAATCAATAGTTTCCCAATATTTTGTAGTATCAAATTCTTGTGTAGCCACTCTTGAGAATTGTTGCTCTCTAACACTCCAAGCATAGATGCTCCAAAAGCCGTCTACAGTACTATCAGATTGTACTAGCACACTATAAGGTCTAACAATAGCATTCGCTGTTAAATATTTCTTACCGTTATTAGTAACTGTTACACTTGTAATTCTACCAAAACTATCAATTGTTGCTTCAGCTGTGGCTCCTTCACCTGTACCTGTAATGGTAATTAATGGAGCTCTTCTATATCCGAAGCCTGGATCATCAATTTCAATGGTATTAACATGACCGTTGATAACATTTACTGAAAGTTTAGCATCTTTAATAGTTGATGTTGTTTGGAATCTTAATTCAGCTTCTGTATTAATTTTTACATCGTAAAGATTTTTAACTTCACTAGGTTCTTTATCAATCATGTTTAAGAATTCATAATCGATTTCATCTGCTAGTGGTAATGTATATAATGCTTCGTTAATAAAATCTATTGTTTGTTCAACTGCTTTATTTCTATTAACAAATATGGTTTGTCTCGGACGACTTGCTGTACCATATTTGTTTTTGTCTGATAAATTAGGATCAGGAATTTGATTTCCAAGAATATCACTTCCTACAAGACTGTCAATCCACTTTCTTTCAAGATCATTATTTGGATCTTGTTTACTTTCTTCTGTAGCAAGAACATATTCGTTATGAATTAGATTAACGTCTTGACTATTTTTATAGAACTGTATGTTAACACTAAATTCATCGTAATCTAATAAGCTCTTGAGGTTGCTTATTGTAAGTTTGTCGTTGTCTACAATGTAAGCAAAAGGAACACCAGCATTTTCTGGATTCGAAATATAATCAGAAACTTGACTTGCGGCTAGTGTTTTAGGACTATTAATTTCAATATCTTGTTTATCCTTAACCCAGAAATAAAAACGTGTCTCTGAAATATTTCCGCTAATTGGATCAACCTTTTCTTTTATACTAAAAACACTATCGTCTGGATGTAACGGAGTTCCTGTAATTGTTGGATCATCTGAATTTGTTAAACTAGCATATTGACTTGGTCTTAGTGTTGATTCGACCCATTGATAAACATCAATTGAACTACCTTGTGCTGTACTATTCCAATTTCCGTTCCTAAATACTACATCAGATTGTTCATAAACAAGATATTTTACTTTTGATGTATCCCACCAAATTTTTCCGACCTGCTTATCTGTCCAATGTTGTGATTCATCTTTGGTTGTTAATTCTTCATTATTAGATTCTGTATAAACAGCAGGATCAAATGGTGTTTTAAAATCAATATTTTGTTCTACAATACCAAGTATCTTTCCTTTATAAGAATCAACAACATCTATGTCAGCAATTTTTGTATAAGTTTCTTTTTCATATGCCGCAAGATTTCTAATTTTAGAAACATCAACTTGATTAGTTTGATTTCTAATAACAGTCCATGGTTGAATACCTTCTTGTTTTTCGTACTTTTGTATTCTACCAATAACTACTTCGCTGAATGCTGGATCTTCTGATAGATATTTTGGAGAACCTACGATAATAGTATTGTTACTTGTAGCAATTGAACGGCCAAAATCTTCATTAAAACTTAAATCATCTTCAAAAATTTCACCGAGAACCCACTTGCCACCGTATTCGTTAAACACAAATACCTTACCTGTTGTTCCTAATGGATCAGCAAAGCCGGTTATTTCTCTATCAAACTTAGTTTGATCAGTATCAAATGTAGTTGTTTCAAATGTTTGAGCACCTTCTGCTGAAACTGCTAAAGTTTTGCCATCAGGAGAAACACTTATATTCGATCCAAATCTTTCATCAAAGTCATTTGTGTTTGATTGAATTTTTTGATTTAGTACAAATTTATTCTGACTCCAGTTGAATACAAAAACCGATCCTTGATCTCTTTCATTTTTGTCTTCGTTTGGAGCACCAACAAATAATGTATTTCCGTCCGCTGATAATGTTACTTTGTATCCAAACACATCACCAGGATTTAAACTTGAAACGTCATTCTTGTTAATTTGTTGAACAAATTCATAAACTTTGTTAGCATTTTTCTTGTATACAAATACTACGCCTGTTCTTGGCATTCCTGTATTTTGTACAACAACCCATTTATTATCTACTTCAGGAGCATCATCAATGCTTGTTAAACTCGAATCACTATCAAGTTCATAGTATTTGTTATTTCTTCTTACAACATCGCCCTGGACATAGGTTTCAGTTGCTCTCCATACACCTCTATAACTTTCAAAATTAGATGTATCAGCATACGGAGCACTAGATACTAATACGTTTCCGTCATCTGTCATTGATATACTGGATCCGAACTTATCTCCAATATCAATATTTTCAACTTGCTCGTCAGCTGTTCCTTGTTCAAATGACGATCCGTCATCAACATAAGCATAAACATTAGGAACAATATCTCTGTTAACAGTATTTGTTTCGTCCCAGGAATCACTAATATCTGGAGTTGTTACTCCATCAGCTGTAAAGAATTCATTTGCTTTATAATAACCGCTACCATACCAAACAATACTTCCGCTAACATAACTTCTATTGATATCAAATAATCCTACAAAAGAAGTATCTTGTAGCAATGTCCATTTATATCCGTTGTATGTGTAAAGATAAACTTTACCTCTGTCATCGCGGCTACCTGGAGCAGAAACTGCCATGTAGTAACTTTCGTCAACAGCACCAATACTAGTTCCAAGTATTTTAATTTGGTCTCCGATAACGTATCCAGAGCCTGCTACACTAATTGTAGTGTTATATGCTCCATCTTTTCTTTCAACGTTAAAGATTGCGCCGGTTCCTGGATTTGATACATCTTCCGGACTAACGTCTAAGAATGTTCCTGATCCACTAGCAGGAGTTCCTGTAAATTCAATACCTATTGCCGCTGTTCCTGTATAAGAGAAGAATTGAATTTCACCTTCTCTTTTAGTTGGGAAAGGTCCTACTTGTCCGTCGTCAGTAACTTGATTTACTCTAATTGTAATATCATTTTCAGGTGATAAACCGCCTACTGTATTTCCAGGGATTACTATAACAGTTCCTGTAGTATACGTAATTAAATTTCCGCTGTTGTCTTTTTCGTCCCAATCGACCCAGTTACCTGTTCCAAAATTAGGATCGTTAGTATCATCTATATATTTTACATTAAATGGGAATCCAGAAACTCTTTCCCAAAACTCAGGTGATCTATCAGGAAATATAGTTTCGTAAGAACTATAAGCAGTTGCATCTGTGCCAGGTGTGACATTTGTTACTGTTTTTAATACATTCCAATATTGAGAACTATTAGCAGGAAACTTAACTACATCACCTTCATAATATGTTGATGTACTATTCCATACACCTTTATCAATATTTGTGTCTTTGATACAAGCATAGAAGAAATTATTGAATCTTACAATACTTCTTTGCTTATATCCATTACCTGGTTGTACTTTTACTGCTCCGTCCTGTCTAAGTCTTACATTATAAACATCTTTGTTTTTAGTAACAGTAAACAATGCTGTTTCAGATACTGGAGTACTAACAATTCCTGTAATATTATTAAATGTATCAGCACCTAAAATTGAACCATTTTCGTCAACGGCTTTAACAACAATTACAATATCGTTATTAGATGTACCTGATGCTGGTTGCCCGCCTACTCTAGTTCCTTGAATGTATAATCTATCTCCAACAGTGTATCCTGATCCTCCAGTTCTTACACTAACATCATATGTTGGTATACCTGTTGATCTTGTAATATCAAATGTAGCATTAATACCAGAACTACTAACATCAATGCCGCTAACATTTTCAAATAGAGCATCATTTAAACCACTTGTTCCGTCTGACTTAACAGAAATAATTCCACCAACAGCATCAATTTCATTTACAGTTAGTGTTACATCGCCGCTGGTTCCTTCAATACCTTCTAGTTTTCCTATTGAAACAGAAGCGCCAAAATTTTCACCATGTGCTTGTCTTGGACTTACTAAACTATTTCGTAATATCCATTGGCCGTTTGAATACTCATAAATGTCAACACCACCTTGTCTAGAATATCCTTTATTTGCTAAAAATAATTCTCCTCCAAGTGGGTTTGCTTGTGGTAATTCAACTGGTTTCCAATCTTCGCTTGAAAGATCAATACTACTTCCATCACCAAATACTCTTACTTTTGCTTCATATAATTTTCCAGCATACAATACAGTATCACCTGGTTCGTAGTTAGCATCTGGATCAAATTTTTCTTGATAGTTGCTTGGAATATAACTTGCTTTTGGTGATCCAACAACTAACCAACGCCCATCTTTACTTGCTGTAAGTACTTCAGCATACGCACCTAAGTAAGCAGATTGTAATCCGCTTTTTGGCGTAAGAATTTGTAAAGGTATTAAACCTGATTCTCCGTCTGAATAAACAACTACAGCTGAGTCTCTAATGACGTCGCCAGTGGTGACCGGCGCACCGGGGTTACCTACAATAGTTTGATTTAATTCAGGAACAAACGACACAGCACTACCAGTTCCGGTTGGAAAAGCAATACCGTATTCTGAAATTTGTGTTACTTTATATTGTTTGTTTCTTTCTACTACTTCCCAATTTCCGTTATCTTCATTTTTATCAATAAAAACTTTAGAACCGACTGGTAGTTTAGCAAAACCTTTGTTTACTAGTTCTTCGTAAGATGCTACTCGTACACTTTCAAAATAACTTATAAAAGAAAATGAGCTTTCGTCAACTTCTGGTTCTTCTCTAAATCCTGTAATAGCAATTATAATATCTGTAAGTGTTACGCCAGCAATTTGGAAAAATCCGTTTAGTCCCTGGACCCCAGTTATTCCAACAATTTGTCCTACTTTAAAGTCATGTACTCTATTACATTTTAAAACCAATCTATCAACATCTGGTGCTTCAACATCATATATTGAAACGTTACTAATAACATATCTATAAACATTCCACGATCCTGGCTCAAATGTTGTCCAGACGTTGTCACCATGTTTAAAATTATCAAACGGAACAGTATTATCTAAAAGTTCGGTTAATTCATTTCTTATAAACTGTACATCACTTGAAAATATGTAACCTGCTGAATTAACAGGAACCTCAAACCTTTTGGTAGGGAATTTAAAACTTGTATTTGCTAATTGATAATCATTATCATTTAATAAAATATAGTTTTGAAAATCGACTACACTAAATTCGCTACCATTTAATAAAACTGGTTGCGGATTTAATTTAAAGTCACTTACTTTTAAATCAAACTCAACTTCGTTAATTTGATCTGTGCCGCCAATTGAACCTAATCTAAATGCCCATTCTTCGTCTAGCACTATTTTATCATCGTCAATTTCGCTGACTTTATCAAAAACTTTTTTAATTGCGTTATTGGAGCCTTTTTCTCTACTAAAGCCTTGATACAACTTAAATTGTGATACTGTATCTTCAGCAATTTCCTGTAGATATTCTCTAGGTTGAAAACCTACTGTATGTCTTGCTAGTTCTTTTTGCTTTGAATCTATTCCTTCAATGCTGGTTTCGTAATAATCTTCAATTTGACTTATTCTATAATCAAAGTTTGGAACCAAACCTGACTCAGGAAGGTTATCTAATAGATCCCAATATGATCTATCAAATTTGTCTGTACCCTTTTGAAACTTTTTACTTACATAATAAAATTCTTTAAATTGTACAATGTCACCAATTTTGTAATCTGTAAATTTTTTCCAAGAGCTAATGTTTACTCTATCAAATATAAATCCTGGAGAAGTATAGTTACCATCCCAATCGACGGTTCTAAATCCTTTGCTCTTAATTCTTTCTTGTCTATAACCAGGTCCTTTATCAAAAAGAACATCATTAAAAACAGTCTTGTCATCAAAAATAGTAACGTGTTCTTTTTGTATATAATTAATTTCAGCAAAATATATTCCTTGAGTATTATCCTGCGGAGAAATTAGTAATTCATTAATTCCTCTATATACATCAATATCAGTAGCATCTATTTTTGTGCCGTCAGCTTTTAAAATATTATAATCATAAAAACTATCAAGAATGTTGTCTGCTACAGAACCAATATTTTGGAATCGCAATAAAGTTGCTCCAGGACTTACTGAAAGTATACTTCCTACTGCCCAGTTATGTGTAGTCCAGAAAAGAAACTCTTTGACTGATGTTTCCCAATTTTGTACAACACCAAGTTCTTCATTATATTGATCAAAAACCATCCCTTGGGAATTAAGGAAAGCTCCATAACCTAATAAGAAATCAACAACTTCTTGTATATTTCCAAATACATGATCATAATTTAAAGTAAGAGTATCGACTTCATTGAACTTTGTTCTCTTGATTGCTCTTGCTCCGCCGGTAATTGGAACATTGTCTATTGCTGTCCAAAAATTAGCTTCAAATATTTCTCCAGACGTATGTGCTTGTATTGCTCTAAAAAATTGATTTTGATTTCTTACTAACGTTCCTTTTGAATAAAAAGATTCAGCACTCCAATCAACAAAGCCTTCACTTACACCGCCGACATCTAATACAGGATCATTTTGCTGAGCAAAGAAACTAAAGTAATTAAAAATCGAATTTAATTGATCGTAACCGCTTACTTTATAGCCGCCAGCAACTCTTTCAATTAACACACCGCTGTATCTTGTTGTAAACTGAGGAGAACTAGAATTAAAGAATATTTCATAGTTTTCTGTTGGAACAAAAATACCAGTTTGTGTACTTTGAGGATTTTTACTATCTAAAAGATATTGCTGTTGAGCTTTATCAACAAACCCTTTCATTCTTGTGCTTAATTGAATGTCTAAGTTTTCGTACAAATCAATTATATCTTGTTTTGTTTTAGCGTTTGATTTTAGATAGTTTACAACAAAGCAAACCAATCCATCTGATCTAGAAGTAGAATTTACAGCCCTGATAATATCATCATTTGTTAAAAAAGTATTTGTAGTTTTACTAACAAGTTGTCCTACATTGTTTTTCTTAAAAATATTTCTATCTAGGTTTAAACTAATAGTTTCGAAAGGTCTCAACAAACATGCCGCAATTATTTGAGCATAAGGATAAACACTGCTACGTCTCCACGCATGTTCAACCGGAGATATATCTCCAAATGAAAAGTCTGCTGTATAATCAGTTGAATAATCAATAATACTGTCTGATTCTAAAGGAGTTAATAAATTACCATCTTTATCAACAGGCAAAAATTCTAATAATCTCGGACGAATATATCTTTTATGGGTTCCTGCTCTTTCGCCATGTCTAATAATGCCGTCTCTAAGATCTTCCCACAATAATAAATTATTTGAAGTATATGGTGCTTGACCATACTCATCTTCCCACCAACTTGGTTTTTCTGTAAAACCTAACATCTCCCAAGGCGCGGTATGAGGAGTTTGGGTATCATAAAGATATTGATAAATGCCTCTCCAGTGTGCGGGCATTTTTTGTTCTCTTAAAATATCTAAATTTTGATTATATGTCCAAGTAAATTGATTTTCAGGATCATGATAAGCATTTTCATAGATATCAATATTTTTTACTAGAGGCCATCTCAAAAACTCTAGCTCTAAGATATCATCTACTTGCTTTTTAGTAAATGTTCCTGTGTTTTCGTATCCGCCAAATAAACTGTCAATATCTAAAATTTCAGGATTATATTTTTGTTTAATATTATTATAAATTCTTTTTTCAAACTCTAGTACTAACTCATCTCTAAAATCATCATAAGCAACAGTTAAACTACCATCGTGTCCTCTGATTAATTTTTGAGGTTTAGCAAACGTATTGTCAACAAAAATTCTTGGAACCCAAGATTTTGTTAATCCTAAACTTGTTGGTGTTTCAGGAATAAATGTAAATGACGTTGAATAAAATTCTTTAATTTCTAACAGTTCGCCTTCATTTAAATCTCTAGTAATTCTAACAAAACTAAACTCGCTGTCAAAAACATAATCTACACCGTGTACTAATTGTACATTATCTATATAAAGGTATACTGCTTTAGTCGACGCTGTTTCTAAATCAAACTTTTCAGTTAGAGAAAATGTTTTAATTCCAGTATCTTCGACAGTATACTTTGTCGTTTTATTTGCTCCGCTACCAATCATATCACTATTAGAATATGGATTAGTTTCAGGCTTTACTCCGCTAATTTTAGAAATTATTGTATCTAAGAAAGAAACTACATTCTCTCCGTCAAATGGCAATGTTATTGATAATTTTAAGATATTACTTTTATAATTTTCATATTCTCTTGCTGCATATCTTAATGACTTAACAATATTAATATTTTTATCACACAATAACGGTAACGAAGTTGCCGCAACAGAAATATATTTTAAGAATCGCTGTCCTCTATGTTGATAACCTGCTAGATCTCTAAGATTGCTTTCACCTGGAAACTTCCCTGAAAACTCATCAGTGTAATCGACCATTGATCTTAAATGATCAGTTGCTTGTCCTAGTGTAAAAGAATTAAGTTCTTGATTTAAGGGATTTCTTTCTAGATTTTTAGGAAATTCATAAAATCCTAAATTAGGTTCATCATCCGAAAATACTTTAAGAGTTACAGTATCCCCTGCTGAAAAATCTATAGTATCAAAACTAAATGTTCTCTTGCCTTCGATTGTAGAAACTACAGTAAATGTGTCTCTAATAAATTCTCCATTTTTGTAAAAATATAATTTTGGATTATTCGATTTTGACCAATCAACATTTGAGAATGTAACTTCATTCGAATCTTGTTCGAGTGTAAACGCTTGTACTATTCCTTGATCAAATACAGGATCACTAGCAATGTACAAGTTATGAAAACTAAAATTATCTAAAGTTTGTGTTGTTTTAATATATCCAGAATTAATTTTTTTCGATTTGTTTTCAGCATTAACTTGATATGTAAACGAATCGTAGTCCCAATTAGATTGAAATTCAATATCACCACTGTTGTTTAAGTTTTGATAAGATATAGAAAAACCAAGTTCACTATCAACCGGGCCTGTTCCAACTTTATATGATACTAAACTACTACCTTCAAAAGATGAAGTTTCATATTTGTCGGTGTTTGAAAAACTTACTCCGTCATCATCAAATACATCAAACTTAGGTGATTGGTTTACTGAATTTTTAGTTTGGCTTTTGATCCAATTCTCGCCATCATAGTGATACATTAATCCGGCATTATTTTTTCCAAATCTAATAATTACACCTTCGCCTGGGTTTGTTTCTGTGTCATCGGCTTCAACTAGTGCTATTTGTGTATTATCAGCAGTATTGTTTGCTTGTATGACAATTTTTTTAACAACAAAAATTTTATTTTTTACTAGCGGATCATTATCGGCAGTAAAAATAATTCTTGCTCCGTCAAAAACATCTACGTTATCGATATTATAACCTGCTGTTCCTTCAATAGATGAAAAAACATCGGTAGTAAAATCATCAATAAAATCAACACTTTCTTTAGCTAACGCACAATGATTAATAAGTTGTATATTTGAATTAAACTCAATAATAGGTCGTTTTGCTCTATTTGTTTCTGATGTTCTTGGTGCTACTTTGTTAATTTCAGCACTGTAATTAATAACATCTTTATGGAACCATTTATTATAACGACTCCATGGATTTTTATCTTGACTTGATCTATTAATTGTAATATAGTCTTTGTTTGAAGGGAAACTTACAGCATCATCAAAGGGTAATTCATCCCAGCCGCCATCGTCAAATAAAACATCAACATCGTCATTTTTTACAGGTGGTAGATCGAGTTCTTGAAAACTTACCAACTTAATTGATTCGCCTACGCCGTCAACTAACCAATCTCCTTCTGAATATTTTTCTGGAGTTACCTGTCCTGTAAAATTAACCTTTAAACCATTTGTAAATTTTATACCATTAGAGCTTGTGTAATTTACTTTTCCTATTACATCTGTTTCAACATTAATTTTAGTATTTTCATCTATAGATGAAATTCTAAACATACCAACTCTATCAATATTATTTGAACTTTGATAGTATAACACATCTGGACTATTATTAGGTACAGTAAATGTTACTGTGCCAACTTCAATACCGTTATTTGTAACGCCATCGTTATAATTTGCTATTGATCCTTGTGTTGGATTTCTTCTGATATAAAAAGGATCGCCAGGAGTATTAACATTAAAAATATATGTCTGACCTCTATATAGAGTTAGACCAGGATTAGGTGTTAGTCCGTCGGGGAAAAATATAAATTCGTTTTCGCCTTGGCTTCTAACCCTATACTCTGAAATAATATCTTGGCCTTGACCACTAACACTGACAGCATCAGGACCTTGCGGCAACCAATAGTATTCTCTATAGTTAATAAACTTGTCCCAATTAATAGGAGGATTCCAACTATAACTTCTTAATCCTGTAGTTAGGTCGTCTCTTTCGTTATTGTTGTTAAAAAACTTTAATTGGTTTTTTACATCAATATAATCGTAGAAACTATTAACAGATAAATTTTCTTTATCTCTAATAACTACACCAGGTTCTAATTGATAAGCATGCCTTAAAGATTCTTCTTTGTCGATATAGATGTCTTTACTGTTATAGGTTCTTCCGTAATTACGACCTATATAACCTGAAATTCTATCAAGTGTGCCAGGTTGTACTAAAGGATCTAGTGCGGCACTTAAAAACTTTCTGTTTGTTGAAGATTTAAAAATCTCTGGCAGTAAGTTATAAGTTTCTCTAACAGGTAATTCACTCTGTTTGAATATTTTCTTATCCATTAATTTTTACTCGTCTTAGTTATAACCTGTGAGTTGAGCAAATTAAGTTCAGTTGCTGTAATTGTGTCTACAATTTGAATATCATCAACTGTTGCTGCACTTACTAGGATTTCATCTGGTCGAGATTGTATCTCACTTAAACTTCCGTATGCTTGATCTTCTTGTTTTGGAACCATTACAATGTTACTAATTTCTGGAGAATTAGCCTGGATAATATATGCTAGTAGTTCACTTGAATAAAACTTATCACCAAAGTCCCAATTTTCAATTGAAAAATAATTTGCTATTGTTACAACAATTTTAACTTTTAAATCATTATCGTTAACTACCATATTTTTGTTCTTTACAACTTTAAATGTTGTTTGAAATTCTGTTGGCGCTTTTGTACCAAATAATGGAAAATATGTTACAGGATGATAAACAATTTCATCACTAATAGTTTTTAAATCACTTAGTTCTGATCCAAATTGAATTCTTAAACTTTCAGGTGTAGGTTCTTCAGGAGCAGATGCTGATGCTCCTATTAGGAATTTTCTATAGTTAATATCATAGTTTCTAATCAATAGATATACATCAATTATATTACTGGAACTTGGATCAATTCTTCTGCTACTACTAGCATTATGAATATACTGGAACTTAAGACCGCTACGTCCAACATAAGCAACATAGCTCGGCTCAAGAATAAATGTTCTGGTAATTAAATCAACTCTTTTAACAAAATTTTCTGCTTGATCATAAAAATATATTAATTGATTATGTTCATAATCATTAACACTTGTATTAACTTCTTTGTCTTTGATTAATACAGTATTGGTATCATTATTAATAAATTCTAACTGTGTAAACCCAAAATTATCAGTTGATTTTTTAAAGAACAAATATTTGTCTGTTAGATCTGTTCCTACAATATCATCAAAACTATCAGGATTATCAATTACTCCATCATCGTCTGTGTCAAAAAATGTTATCTTAACACTTTCAGTACTTTGATATCCATCTTCAAATCTAACACTATCAAAAATTTCAAATGAAACATCATTTTTTAGAGTTTTATCTTGATCAATAATAGCAGTAACATCGTCTGCTGTAAAATCAGGGTTTGTTGTTTTTAGTTCAACAATCTGAGTCGCTAGGTCAGCGGCCGAAATTTCTTTTCCTTCTGGAGTACTATTAATGTCTAAAACTTTAATTTGATCTTTAATTACTGTTCTTTTCTTACTGTCATAAATTTTTTCTGATCTATCAAAATAAAATCTATTTTGTTCTACACTACTAAAGATGTAATCAGTGCCACGCACTCTTACTCTAAATTCATCACCGTCATATACAAATGCTAATAACCAACTAGCATCAGCGTTAGTATTTGTAGCATCGCCTGCTTGACCTAAACTAAAATCACTTGCTAAATCAATATTAGTACTAGAAATAACTTTCCATGATCTAGTTTCAATATCATATCTTAGACCAAATGTTTGACTCGAAAAACTAAGATTTAGTATTTCTGTTTCTATATCTGTAGGTAAATTATTAACAAATTTAGGAACAACTTGTGATGGAATAGCCTCTGATGGAATAGGATCCGATAATGTAATTGGTCCTGTTCCATTAGATAGGTTTCCTTTGCCTGCGTTTGTGCCATCACCTACAACCCTAACTACTTTTGACCATAGATATTTTTTATGAGTTTTATCTGTAGGATCGTATGTTACAAGTTCACCGTCTTTAAATGCTTGTGTAGTTAACGGTGGTAAAAATTTAATTAAACTGCCTGCTTCTATAAAACGCAAGTTGCTTGAAGTGTATATGCCAACCTTAATCGGAAATTCATCAAATATGTTTCCAAAGTAACCTGTAGAAGCGTTAGCATCGGTAGTTGAACGTAACCACTTAACACTTACATCACTAGTAAAGATTTTATCAAAATTTGTAATGTAAAAATTATATGTTTGTGAATCTTCAATAGCAGGTTCGATTGTATTTCTAATATAATTTAATACAATATTTTTATTGGTAAATGTATAACTGAAATTTCTTTCAGTATCGGTTCTATAAATTAAACCATCATCGGCAAAAACATTAACCATGGAATATTTTCCACTAGCATCAACAATATCAAAATTTCTACTAATACCACTAGATGTTCTGTTAATTGCTTTTACTTTTAAAATTTCTTGTGAACTACTTAACGGAGCAAGATTATAATCTTCTCCAGTAACCATTCTATTTTGTGTATAATATTGAGCCGGTGCTTTTGTTCTAATTGATTCTACGTCTTCTGACGGAGCACTATTATCTACTGTATACTGTAGATTCATTGTAAGTGTAAGTGTATGTGTTACACCTAACGCATTTTCGTATTGAATATCAATACCGACATTTCTCATATCTCTTGGAGATATGCTATAACTAGAACCTATAGAGGTTCTAAAATAACATCTAAATGTTCCTTGTGGAAGATTTCCAAATGTTCCGTCCGAAAATAGCAAATCAACTGTGTCGTTTTCTTGTGTAATAACAGTATAGATATTTTTTTGATTTCCAGTTAGACTGTTATAAATGATATTGTTGCCTTCAACAGAATCAACCTTTGTCCATAGTGTTTGAGGATTATCATTCGAATCTAATTGATATAACCAAACATCACTATTGTTAATGCCTGGTGTTGTAATTGACACTTGTTCATTAACAGTTGGCTGTATTACTTGGAATTCAGCACTTTCGAGTGTTCCTTGTTTAAACATCATAAAGAAACCGGTATTAGCACTTGCGTTACCTCTGCCATCTTGTCTGTATATAAATCCTAATTTATTACCAGGTAGAGGAGTTTCTTCATATATGTAATCATAGTTTAAAATAGATGTACTTGGAATTTCATAACGCATAGATCTTCCTGCTGTTGTTTTTGAATAATTAAACAGCGGAATAGCAGTATTTGTACTATTAAATCTATATTGATCTGTTTTTATTCCATCAATAACTTTAGAACCTTGATCTTTACCAAACTCAGTATTGGTTATCATTGATGCGTTTAAAATCGCAATAAATTGTTCAAACCAATTGGGGTTTGTAGGATCATTCCATTGTATTGTTTGTCCTGCTAGATTAAGACCATTGCTATCAGTTAACTGTTCTGTTGTAGACACAGAAGTAATTTTCAGTAAACCGTTTGCTCCAACATTACGTTTAGCATTGTAAGAAAGCATACGAGCAATACGTAATACACTTTCTTTGCGACTTGCTAGTTCAATGAAATTTTCTCTACTGTTTAGATCAAGCCTAAACGATAAACTTTGTCCTAAGAAAGCAATTAAATCAATTAGAGCAACATACTCTGAGCTTTCTATAAAATCGTTAAAATCTTCTGGATAATTTTCACGCAGATAATCTACCATAACACGACGTAGATTTTCAAAGTCGTAAGATTTAAAATCAGCATTACGGAACGTCTGATAGATACGTGTCCAGTCTTCCGCAAGTATTAAATTATTTTGTCTTGTTGTAGTTGTCATCTTTGTTTGTTACCTTATACACTATTTACCGTAGATAAAAAACTGCGCATTTTATTTTAACGTTCTTCTGTTCTCTTATCAAAACGTATTTTCAACTGCTCAGTAGCGTTAAAATGTAAGTATTCTAGATCTACTTCTAGCATAATACCTTGATCTGTTGGATCAACAGATACGTTCCTTGCCTTAACTCGAGGATCTCTGTTTATAATCTCTTCAACGTCTTTTATAATAAGATCAACATTTGTCTGGGTCATTGGTTCGAATATCATATCCCATATGATTGTACCAAATTCAGGAAGTTGTAGTTTTTCGCCTTTTCTAATATGAAAGTGATTTAGAATATCTTGTTTAACTAGATCTAAATCATACTGCTTAAAACTGTTTCCTTTATTTCTAGAATTAAATCCTTTATATCTAAACTGAGATCCTTCAGCTGATACAGATCCTGTACTTGCTTGTACAGTCTGTACTTTTTGTTGGTTGTATATCTTTCTAGCCATATTATTCCTCCGTTATGTCCCTGTCGGTTTTTGGTGGGGCTGCCGCTAAAGGATCCATGTGTTCGTGTTTATACCAAGGCTCGTGTTGTGGTATTCTCTTCATTATACTTTCCAATGGTTCATCACTTTGGTATTCTCTTTCAACACCGCCATCTGACCAAGGTAGAGTAATATCTACAACAGCATTTTGATGTAAACTTAATGGTTCTGCGATCGTTACACTATCGATAGAGCCTTGTTCTGCTATTTCAGCAGGATCACAATTCATCTCAATTTTATCAGCAGTTTCTCTATGGAAATTCGCACTGCTTATATTTGTACTATTGTCAGATCTAATTCTTGTATTATTCAACGAAAAGGCGTTGATATTTGTTGCTTTGAGTTTAACATCATCACCCACAGTTTCTTCTAAGTTCTTAGCAACTGTTCTTCTCTCAGCACCTTTAATCACTGTGCTAACATCTTTCTCTATATTTGTAGTTTTAAATCCGCCAACCAGCGTTGTTAAATTACCTGCGGCATCGACATGTATTCTTCCAACAGCATCAGGTGTAGCACCTGCGCCATCTGGACTTTCTGTATTACGTCCTGTTGCTTTAATATTAATATTTCTTTCAGCTTCTAGATTAATGTCTCTACCGGCATGGAAATTAAAATCTTGTTGTGTATGAATACTAATGCTGTCTTGAGCAAAAATATCTATCTTGCCATCTGATGTTAATTCTATCCAAGCAGTACCTCTACTATTACCAATATAAATCAAATCTTCTGAATTATGTAAAAGGATTTGGTGTCCTGTTCTAGTTCTTATTCTAAAACTTTCTCCGAAAGGAATCCTAGCATCACCAGTTTCTCCTTTAGTTGTGTCGGCATATTCAGGAGGTCCTAAATCTGCTTTGGTTTTTCTTACAAATCTTTCATCGCCATCATCCATAACAAACTGATGACCGCCGACCCTGCTAACAAATACAGGATCAGAAACATTTTGATTGGTTCCTTGAGGTTTTTTAAGTGCTCCATCTCGTTTGTCTAATGGTCCAGGAGTGCTTATTCCATACACATTAGGAATAGCAGTTCTGCGCATTGTACTTCCATGGGTTCCTCTGGTAGGATCGCCAATAAGTCCGCTATCTAATAAAAATCCTGCTAAAGGATGTAGAGGTCTTTTTGCGTTTTCTAAATCTTGGGTTGATTCTTCTCTAAGCAATCTTGTATTAATTTCAGCTACAGGAAGCGATTTAGTATGCCCATACAGAGTTTGTTCTTCGGGCGATAAGTCAACATTTTCTGCGGCGGCAATACCGGGAACCATGTGATTAATTCCTGATTCAGGAATAACTCCCATCCAAAACCATTGCTGTGTGTCGTCAACTTGAATTACTATAACTTTTGTTCCAATATCAGGAGGAACAAAACTCATACCATAAGACTTTTGTGTATCTTGGAATGCTTTGCCATTGCCGGTATTAACACCAGTGTAAGCAAAACTTGTACTACCAAAGAAAGGAGGAGCATAATAAGCAGGAAAAGTCTGTGACGCTTCTCCTCTGGTTGCTGCATTTCTTCCTTCTAGTTGTACAAAAAGTGTACCCATGCCAGTTTTAATATCATGACCCACTACCCTCGCTACGCGAGCACCTGATGATTGTATCTTTGATAGTGTTGCTGTCATCTTATATTACCTTGTCCCATGTTTGCGTTTGGCTTGCCTGGTGGTTCTGGAGTTTTAGGAATAATATTATCACCATTCACCCTTCCTTCTGTTATATCAGCATAAAGTATAGGATTAATATCCTGTGCTTGTGCTTGAGCTTGTTGATTTTCAACAGTTTGATCTGGATCTATAGAAAAGTCTTTTGCCATAGATAGTGTTTGCTTGAAAACACCTCCGGTAAACTCATTCTTAACAATGTAAACTCTATAGATTCCACTGTAAGGATGATCTTTAAATCCATTATCTTTTACTATAGATAAACTTGATCCATTATAAGGATAATCTTCGATGGTTCTAAATCTTACAAAAACTCTTACATCTTCGCCTTTCCATCTCATTTCGTCAGAGCTAGGTTCAAGTTGATTTCCTAGTCCAGCCAGCGGTAACCAATATGTGTCACCGAGAATTGTTAAATCCAACTTTAATTGTACCATTACATCGTATGAATTTCCATCTGTTCCGGTAACATGTTTGTTAATCCATCTAGCAACTTCAATTTCAGTTGTTGTTACTCCGGTGCCGCCTGCTATGCTAATATGTCCAGCAGGTTTGGTAACAACATTACCTATAGATAATTCCTGCATTGCTGTAAGACTTCGTTGATTTACATCTTCATTTTCGGCTATTGTGTCATTGCTTCTAATTTTTTTCAATGACTCTTCAGCAGTTTTTGACCAAGCCTGCGGTTGTCCAGCAATGTAAAACATGTTATTAAAATTCATATCAAAATTAAGAACATCGTCATTTTGACCAGTGTACATGTATGAATAAACTTTGTTTATTGTTGCTTTAACTTCAGGAGTATCTTCAAGTACCACACCAGGTTGTTTTAAACGGTCTAATCTTGTCCAAAACGGTTTGATGGTAATATCAAATTTTAACGGAATCCTTCCATCAATGAGATCATGTTTGACATTTTCGCCATCAACTTGATGTCGTGTTTGTCCCACAATCATCCACCAAAGAGCATATCCGTCTTTATTAACTGTCTCAAAACTTTCTTTGGCAAATTCTGTATGACACATTAGGTCATTAAGAACTGTGTATACATCTGTTTTAGCATTAGTTGAAGAATTGTAAACAAACGAGGTGGTTCCAGCCTGGTCATTAATTATTCTAGCATTAGTATCAGACGTTCCTATCGGAGATTTATCTACATTAGCGGTTGAATCAGGGAATCGATCACCATAATCAACAAGGCTTGATTTAAATGTTTTGTGTCTTTCATAGTCATCTAGAGAATCTAAAAATTTAATTTCTTTATAAAATTTGTCTAAAGGAGCGCCACGTTCTCTGGTTCGGGCGTCGAAAAGACCATCCTCATTCTGAACGTCAAGAACGAATTCATCAGGAATTTGTCTTAATTTTTCAGCAACTCTATTGGCTTCTCTATCGTTCAAGTATTTTTCAAAATTCTTAACAGTTTCACGAAGGTTTGCTCCCATAGGAAATACGCAGGTATTTTCAAGTTGTTTGATCGTATCGTCTGTTAAAACACTTGTACCAAAATCTAAATAGTGTACAATATAAGTACTTCCAGATTCGTTTGCTTTAAATTCAATATTCTGTAATCTAATAGGAAACACCCTACTAGCATCTTTAATTTCTTGTTGTATTCCATTTTTATAACCAAAAAAGTCAATCCGTATAACAAAAGGACAATGATCATTAAAATGTTGAAATCCTGCGTTGATAGCACTAGCCAGTAAAGATTCAAGAAACAGTCCTAAACTGTATGGTTCATAAACTTCAAACGAGCCTCCAGCAACACCTTCGAATCCTGTGCCATTGCCTGGTTGCATTATTTTAAGAATAAAATTATCAACAAAATATTCAGGCACACCCGATGCTGTTACCACACGCTTGCCTATGTTATTTTTATTATTCAGGCTTGTTTCGGTATTTTGTGATGATCCTGTATAACCACTTTCGCCAAATACAATATACCTAGAATCTTTTCCATTTGTGTTATCATCTAGATAAGAAGCTTCTGCGTAACTCGAAGCCGTGACAGCACCCATGCTGAAACGATAGGTAACACTTTCGTATCCTTTTAGAATATTTTCTGTATAGTTTGGAAATCTTTGATTAAAAAAAGATGTCTGTTGCGCTGTTACTGTATCTTCTGTTCCTTGCACATTAGAAGTTTTACCTTTGGTTGCCATATTATACTCCTAGTGTGTTTTGTAAGGTGTCCAATCTAGGTATATATATGATCAAACCAGATTCAAAATCAAATACTGGATCTTTTAATAGTGTAGGATTACGTTGTGAAAATACCCACCAAAGATCAGCATTGTTGTATAACGCAAATGCCAGCAAATCTGGACGGTGTCTAAATTTGTTTTCTATCTCATATGGATAATCTGTGTCAGTGGTTGGAATTTCTCTGTAATTCATTATATCTAAAAAATTTACATTTTGTCTAGTCTTATACCACGGACTTGATTTTGAATATGTTGCCATTATAAAACTCCTCGTTGTCCGCCGTTGGCATAATCGTTAAGATTGAATCTTCTAAGCGAGCTTCTATTGTAAACAGGTGTTACTGTTAAAGCAATATTGCTTTCTAAAGGTACCCAAGCGTTGTCAGCATTGTAGAAAATCCTTTTGTATTGAACGTTTCTACTAAGCTCGAGACTAAAACTTTTAACTACTATATTAATGCCTCTAGAACCTCCATCTCCAAACATGTAATTTCCATATCCATATAACTGTGCTACCGGTGGAGGGAAACCATTTGGAATACTTTGTCCATAAAAACTTTTTGCTAGTGTTTGAAAAAATCTCACAGCGGCGAGCCAATACCGGCCTTCGTCATCGTTTTGAACTGTAAACGTTCCATTAATTTGTATATCATCAACTTCACTATTTTTATAAGCATGAAAAGGAAAATTATTATGAACAGGTTGTTGCGAACTATAATTTGCTTTGTGTAATACTGTTATTTGTGGTGTATATGGAAAAATAACACCATTGCCTGTAGATACTAATGGATTAAGATAATTTGCTGTTGCTTCTCTAAAAACATCCTTCATGCTTCCTACTGATATTCTAACTCTCCAATCATATGGACTGGAGTCTTTGGCAAAAGTATATCCATCATAGTCTGACGCTTCAATATCGCTTGTATCTTCACCTACACTACGAAATTCGCTATTAAGGAAATTGCTTCCGACTTGTTTGAGACTATCGCCAATTGCTCCTGCGGCTTTACCAAAATCTTTCAATCCTTGAATTACACCGGCGCCAGCGGCGAATAAACTTTTACCTACTTCTACTATAGCAAACGCAGAACCTATTGCTCCTAATGCTTTTTCAAGACCGTTTGATTCTGGCTTACCAGTTATACCAAATCTATAACTTCCGCTTCCACTGGTAGGTCCTGTTTGATTGTTAAGACTCGGATCAATTCCGACTGAATTAGGGTCAGTTCCTGTTCCAGCAAGGTTATAAATCTTCCAAGAAGTGTTTGTCGGAGCGGAACCTGTTATTTGAACAGAGTTTCGAATTCCTGTTCCTCCTGCTGATGCAATTCCTGCTGTGCTTCGTGTATTTGTCGGTAATGCCATTTTGGTAAAATTTCCTTATTAGTTTGGTACTTTACTCTATTTATTTCTAGAGAAATGTGCTATTATATAAGTATTAATGGAGTTCCAATATATGACACAAAGAAGAGTGAAATACCTAAACAACAAAGACCTTTTGAAAGAAATCCATAAATCTAAGAACACTTATTGCTCTTACGTTTCACCTGAATACCATCAATTCGATATTATTCTACCAAGTTTAGAAAAAATTAACCGTTTAACCATCGCAGAAGCAAAAAGAAACCAAGCAAAGCGATTAGGTACAGCAAATTTTGAACAAGCAAAAGAACAGAACAAAAAAGTAGTTGCTAAAGATTTTGAAATTGATTACAGAAAAGTCGACAAAACAGATTTAATTTTTAGAATTATGACATTTGAGCATGTCCCACTTGCTCCGGGTCGTAAAAAAACAGTAAAAACAGTAGCAGACGCACACGAAAGAGTAAATTTTCCACCATTCCAGCATTGGAAGTACGATGAAAATGACAATCTAATATGTGTAGGTAAAAGCCACTGGGTTGGAGGAATGCAAAACGGATATTTTTCTAAAACCAACGGTCAAGCAACCAACGAACTTGCTAGGATGTGGATGAAATTGTGTGAGCGTTATGCTACACGCGGTAATGTTCGTGGTTATACATATAACGACGAAATGCGTGGTCAAGCAATTCTACAACTAGCACAGATTGGTTTACAGTTTGACGAATCAAAATCAAACAATCCGTTTGCTTATTATACTGCCGCTGTTACAAATAGTTTTGTTAGAATTATTAATATCGAAAAACGCAATCAAAACATTCGTGATGACATTCTTGAAATGAACGGAATGAACCCAAGTTGGACTAGACAAAATGCTAACGAAAACCTTGGCGTTGATCCTGGCAAGAATGGTTCAGATTAATACTTGACTTCTTCACAAAAAGAACTTATACTAGTATAGGAGAATGAAATAATGGCGCTATTTAAGAAAGCGGCTTGCTTTACTGACATTCATTTTGGTATGAAGTCTGGTAGTAGAATTCATAACAAAGACTGCGAGGACTTTGTAGAATGGTTCATTGAAGAAGCCAAAAAAGAAAACTGTGAAACTTGTATATTTTTAGGTGACTGGCACCACAATCGTGCGACTACTGATGTTAGTACGATGAACTATAGTGTTAGTAATCTAGAAAAACTTAACAACGCATTTGATAAAACCTATCTAATGCTTGGTAATCATGACGAGTTTTACAAAGACAAACGAGAAATTCACAGTTTAGAGTTTGCTAGACTGTTTCCTAATATTGTTCCTGTTAATCATCCTATAACTGAAGGTGAAGTCACACTGCTACCTTGGTTAGTAGGTGATGAATGGAAGAAAGTTAAAGATATTAAATCAAGATATGTTTTTGGACATTTTGAATTGCCATTATTCTACATGAATGCTATGGTACAGATGCCTGATCACGGTCAACTACAAGCAGACGACTTTGTAAATCAAGAATATGTTTTCTCTGGACATTTCCACAAGCGCCAAACCAAAGGAAACATTACATACATGGGAAATGCTTTTCCACACAATTATGCCGATGCTTGGGATGATGAGCGTGGAATGATGATGCTCGAATGGGGCGGTAAGCCAGAGTATCGTAGTTGGCCTGATCAGCCTGTTTATAGAACATACAAATTATCAAAACTACTAGAAGCGCCAGACGATCTACTTAAAGAAAAGATGCACTGTCGTGTAACAATTGATGTTCCTATTAGTTTTGAAGAAGCAAATTTTATTAAAGAAACGTTCATGCCACAATATAAATTGCGTGAACTTATGCTTATTCCAGAAAAAACTGAAATTGAAGGTCAAGATATACAGCCAATTGATTTACAGTTTGAAAGCGTTGATACTATTGTTGTAAATCAAATTACAAATATTGATTCAGAACAATACGATCAAAAATTGTTATTGGAGATCTATAATAACCTATGATTAAAATTAAAAATCTCACAGTTCGTAATTTTATGAGTGTCGGTAATCAAACTCAAGCAATTGATTTTGATAAAGGCATGCTAACTCTTGTACTAGGCGAAAACTTAGATCTTGGTGGTGACGATAGCGGTGCTAGAAACGGTACTGGTAAAACAACCATTATTAACAGTTTAAGTTATGCTATCTATGGTGTTGCTTTAACAAATATTAAAAGAGACAATCTAATTAACAAAATTAACAGTAAAGGTATGCTTGTAACTGTTAGTTTTGAAAAGAACGGTGTAAATTACCACATCGAAAGAGGTCGTAAGCCTAATATTCTAAAACTAAATGTTGATGGTGAAGAATATTCAGCAGACGATGCTGACGAAAGTCAAGGTGATAGTAGACAAACACAAAAAGAAATTGAAAAACTGTTTGGTATGAGTCATGATATGTTCAAACACTTAATTGCGTTGAACACATATACTGAACCTTTTCTTGCTTTGAAAAACAATGACCAACGTACTATTATCGAACAGTTACTTGGTATTACAATTTTATCTGAAAAAGCAGACGCACTAAAAGAACAGGTAAGAATTAGTAAAGATCTTATACAACAAGAAAACACAAAGATCGAGACTATTAAAGTAAGCAATCAAAAAATTGAAGAATCTATTCAAAGCCTAGAAAGAAAACAAAAACTATGGCAAGATAACCATACAAATGATGTAAACGATCTTTCTCAAAGTATTCGTTTGTTAGAAAAGATTGACATTGACGCAGAAATTGACGCACATAAATGTCTTGAAAATTTTAATGAAAAGAAAAAACGCTTAGAAGAAGCACAACGTTGGATTGCTAACATTGAAGCAGATAATACAAAGCAAGAAAAAACTATTGCTAAACTAGATAAAGAAATACTTCTATTAAAAGAACACAAGTGTCATGCGTGTGGACAAGAAATACACGACACTACACAAGAAGAAATACTAAAAAGCAAAGAAGATCAAAAACAAGAAGCCGCTTTACAAGTTATAACAAATAATACACAGTGGGAAGAACATTCAAAAGTTGTAAGTGATATCGGAGAACTTGAAACTTGTCCACCTACACAGTACGACAGTTTAGAAGAAGCAGTTAATCATAGAAGCACACTGGCTAGTTTACAGAAAGAACTTGAGAAAAAACAAGAAGAAACTAATCCGTATGAAGAACAGATTGTAGAACTAAAAGAAACTGCTCTACAGGAGATTAATTGGGACGCTGTAAACGAACTTACTAAAGTAAAAGAACATCAAGAATTCTTGTATAAACTGCTTACAAACAAAGATAGTTTTGTAAGAAAGCGTATTATTGATCAAAATCTAAGTTATTTAAATATGCGTCTTACTTACTACTTGAGCAAGATAGGTTTGCCACACACAGTGGAATTTCAGAACGATCTAACAGTGATTATTACACAACTCGGGCAGGACTTAGACTTTGATAATCTCAGTAGAGGTGAACGAAATAGACTCATTTTATCAATGAGTTGGGCGTTCCGTGATGTTTGGGAAAGCCTATATCAAAGCATTAATTTATTGTTTATTGACGAACTAGTGGATAGTGGTATGGATTCAAGCGGTGTTGAATCCAGTATTGCTGTATTGAAAAAAATGACTAGAGAACGTGATAAAAACGTGTTCTTAATTTCACATAGAGATGATTTAGCAACTCGTGTTAATCAAGTTCTAAAAGTTATAAAGGAAAACGGATTTACATCATATTCAAATGATGTTGAACTGGTGGAATGAGTACAGAATCACATGACAAACTTATAAGAGCATTTCAGGAATACTTTAAATGGCAAGATAAGTTCGAGTATAGCGGGTCTGATGCCGCAGGCATCAAAGCACGTTATTGGTTAAGTGAAATACGAAATTTTTCTAGTTTAAGGCGAAACGAAATACAAGATCTAAGGCAAAAAAGAAAGGCAGCCAGAAAAGGCGTAATAGGTAGACCCAAGAAAGTAAGTAATGCTGATGACGACGAATCCGGCATGGACTTACCAAAATAAACCACTAGATAGTATTCCAGACGAATACGAAGGGTTTGTCTACCTCATCACAAACACACAGACTGGGCAAAAATACATAGGCAAAAAACTAGCCAAATTCAAAACTACTAAACCGCCACTCAAAGGCAGAAAAAACAAACGCAGAGGCACTAAGGAAAGCGATTGGAAGGACTATTGGGGTTCATCAGATCGTTTACAAGCAGATGTCGACGCACTAGGCCCAGCAAACTTCACCCGAGAAATACTATATCTTTGTACAAACAGGGCAGAAATGTCCTACATAGAGGCAAGAGAGCAATTTGACCGCCGTGTATTAGAAAGAGACGACTATTATAACGGAATTATTAATGTGAGAGTAGGCGGATCAGACAAATTGCGTAAGGCTTTACTAGAGCAAGAGGCAAAGAACACTACCAAATAAGCCCACACCGGCGCAGTTATGGTGTCCAGAATCCCTGGTGATGTCGCAGGGTACGGAAGTTGGTTGGTAGCAACGATTTCAGCAACTATCCTTTACAGGACGATGATCGGATATGCCTTCATAAAACCGGTTTTGCTGTCAGAACAAGATTAAAAAAGGCTAAAAGAGCGGGTAACTCCCGCAGGTTTATAGTATAAGTTAGCGTTTGTATTATAAACTGCCGTTGTACATAAGAAACTAAGACGGATTGAGTAGGTATAGGATAACCGCCTACGCTATGCATTATAAAGTAAGCATTGTAGATCTAACGCTATTGTGACTGTGCGAACTCAGATGATGTTCAAAATTCACTCTTTGGCCCGGCAACGGGCTAATTGTGACCATACAATCTAGATGATGCTAAAATTGCTTCGCAATTAATAATAAACATAAATATCAATAATAAGAAAATGTCTTTGAGCGATAGCGATAAAGACAAGTGAGCGTTAGCTCACTTAATAGCGTTATAAATATAGGATCTTAGAGATAGTAATATGAAACTGAATCAATTAGAAAACATCGAACATCTAGATGAAGCACCGCAAGGGTTTTTAAAAAGAACAGCACTTAGAGCTAGATCGGCTTTTGGTGGTGATGGAGGTGCTTCTGCTAAAGGACAACTACAAACAGGTGAAATTGCCAATAAACTAAAAGGCGAATATATGACGTTTGTAGGTCGTGTTGCGGCAAAATATGGACCTAAACCTACTACACAAACACTACTTGCTTTCCTAAACAAAAAAGGCATTGACACTAAAGAAGTTGCTGGCATGATTGATAAAGAGTTACAGGCTCTTAACCCTCAACAACAAGAGCCAGAACTAGGCCCAGAATCAGAACTAGATAAAATTAATCCAACAAATTCTACAGAGCCAGAAGAAAACCCGCTGTCAATGAACAAAAAAGATGATGTTAATATTGATACACCTGTTAAGAAAAGAAAAAAGACAGGCGGTAGACAAAAAGGCGGTTTATCTAATACAACGAGTGCTATCTATCAGCGCAATAAGAGAGCAAAAAAGAATCAACAATTAGAATTACCTATGGGCGTCGAATCAATATACAGCGAAGAGTCACAGCGTTATAGAAAAAACTTTGAACGCATTGACTGGTCACTAAAGGAAGACGCAGAATATTTTTCAGCACTTAAATTTATGGGTGTGTTTGAAGCAGTTATTCCAACAAAGGTACTAGACAAAGTAATGAGTCAAGTAGCAGTTAATGTTGACATGGACGAACTAGGCGGACTAAAACAAAGCAACGATCCAGTAACTGGAGAACCTGAAGATGATGTTCAAGCAGGATCACAAGAGAAGAAAGGCGGAGGCTTTTTAAAAGGCATTGGTAAAGCAATCGGCGGTATTGCTGGAAAGGCAGTAGGCGGTGTTGAAGCAGGTTTAGATAAAAATCCTGAAAACGTTAAAGGTTCAAAGATTTTTGATCCTGATGAAGAAGAAAAAACAGTTGGTAGCTTAAACTATCAGAATATTGCTAAAGAGTTTCCAGGAATTGATGCTCCAACACTTAGAAGGGGCATGTCTAAAAGTTTACAAGGTCAGGGATTAACTAAAGCAGAACATGAAGCTATGTCTGCGGCAATGACTGAACTACTTAAAAAGAATCCTCAAGAAACTACAAAAGTGATGAATTTGTTTAAGCAGACTAGAACTGTTTAAAAGAAAGGCATACCACTTTCTTTAGTGGTTTCCATATTTGATTTCACAATATCTACAATAATTTCGCGTTCGTCGAAACTTAGATTCATTGCCTCAGAGAAAGATAGACCTCCACGCATATACCATACAGAACGCATCGCTTCTGTTTTAATATTTTTTGCCTGGTCGTCCATGGCTTTCGTCTCGGCAAGAATGTCGTTAATTTTTAACGTCGAAAGCCTTGTCCGAAAAAATCCGCTTGATCCAAGGTTAATTTAACATCCCATTCATGATCACATCCTTCGGCATCGCATTTGGTTTTGAAACTAGCCATACGTCCGCTTTCCTGTGATTTGTTTACAGATTCGTTAATTGTATTGAATACAGTTTTATCTGCTTTTTCTAAGAACTCTTTAATGTATTGTGGATTGTCTGTTGTACCATTGATTGTTTCAACTTTTGTTACACACTGTACAGCAGTTTGTAGAGTAAGATCAGTCAGTTTAATAAAACTTTCATTAAACAATTGAACTTTTTTCTGATCATCAATTTCATCATCATTGATAATTGAAAAAATTCTTTGATGTTCAAATGTTTTTAATGCTGTTCCGGTTAATTCTTTATACGTCATTGGTCTTAAATGAATTACCATGTCGTTACCAATTTCTACTGTTGTTGTAAAATTTGATTCATTTAAATTATCAAGTACATTTCTCAAATCAACACTTTTATCATTTTGATGATTACATGCTGGACACGTAGCAGTTACGTCCATATCCATGCCATATGTTGCCATCCTAATTGCTGTAAGCACAGCATCAACATCAACACTAGGCATATTCCAAGCATCTTTAATTGTTGGAATACAACTTTGTATAACTTGAACAATAGCACTACCATTCATTAGTGCGTCTGGTGTTTTAAACAACAGCTCGTCACGTGCTGTCATTGCGTAAACAGGATGTTCGCCTGTTTGTGGTATTTCTAAACTTCCTTCAGGCCAATATTTGCCTTTACTAGGAAGAGAAATATGAATCTTTGGCTGTCTAAAGAAAGAAGCCAAAGGATTTCCGGATACTGGTTGTGCGTTTTCTACAACTGGAGCGGAAGCCAATGGCGCTTGTGGCACAGGATTCTGGCCTGCCTTAGCGGCTTGCTCTGCTTGTGCTTGCACGAATGCAGTCGGATCAAATTGATTGTTATTTTCAGCCATTTTTTATTCCTATAAATAGTATTGTATAGAGATATTTATATGCGCAGAAAACTGCTACTTTTATTCTTGGATTCAAAATGGCAAAAGATGTAGAATTTTATGGTGGACAACTAGATGGAGCAATTCTCCAAAATGCCGCCACAGAAGAAACCCTAAAACAACTTGTAGCCGCTATTAGCGGAAAGGCTCCTAGTGGTGGCGGAAGCAGTAGTGGCATTTTGGGTAGAACACCGGCAGGCATGATTGCTGGAGGTGTAGTAGGTGCTGTTACTGGTGCTGTTAAAGGTGCTGTTAATCAAATTGGTAATGTAACAGGAGCCGCTGGTACATTTGCTGGTATGCTATTAAAAGGCGAAGGCCGAATTAGTTCATACACAAAAGTATTAAACAATCAAGTAATATCACAGTTGCCGATATTTGGAAGAGCATTAGGCACAGTAGGCGGCGCTATTTCCGGATCAATTGAAGCATTTGAACATTGGAATAAAACTCTAATGGGTTTAACTACATCAGGTGCTACTTTTAACAACAGTATTTTAGAAATGATGCAAGTATCAAATTTAACATACATGTCGTTAGATGAATTTGCTGGAATGGTTAATAAAAATAGTAAAACTTTAATGGCTCTTGGCGACAGTGTTACCCAAGGTGCTCACGCATTTGCTAAAGTTTCCGATGCTGCACTTAACGGTTCGGGTGAGGCAAGAAAACAATTAATAAGTTTAGGTTATACTGTACCACAAATTAACCAACAGTTACTTGATTTTATGAATCTAAACTACAGAGGATCAAGAGTTGACGAAACCACAGCAAAAAGTGTTGCTGATTCTTTTGTTGGTTATCAAGTAAACTTACATACATTAACAACACTAACAGGTAAGCGTGTTGATCAAATACAAGCAGAATTAGATTCAGCAACAAAAGATGCAGCATATCAACTTGAAATTGCAAAATACAGTAATGACTCAAGAAAAGAATTAAATCTTCAATTAGCAAACTATACTCAAATACATGGAGATGTTGGAGCAAGATTGTTTAGGGCTAGAACACTTGGTTTGATGGCACAAGGTGATGATGTTGCTGAGTTGATTATGATGTATCCAAATCTTATTAAACAAATGGATCAAAACATCGCAATGGCAAAAAATAATGCCGCTTCTGGAAAATTATTAGACAGAAGAATAATACAGACTAGAACAGATTTGATTTGGAATGCTTCAAAAGGTTTGAAAAACTTTGACATTTTATTAAAAGCGGCTGCCGCTGGTGATAAAGATTTACAGCGTATGCTAGGTATGAATGCTGAAACAGCATCTCTAGTTGCTAGACTAGGTGTAGGCACAAAAATTACATCTAGAGAACAACTTAGATTAGCAATTGAAAAAAATTATCTAGAAACAAAAGAAAAAGAAACGTTTACTGAAACTATGAGACAGTTTCAGGTTGCAATAAGAGATTTTAAACGTGGATTTTTTATGGCATTAATTGGAACCAAAGATAATAAAGGACCACTTTGGCAATTCTCTGAGTCTATGAAAGACGAAAATCTTCCTAAAAAAATTAGAGAGCTAGGGCAGAAAATGGGTGTGTTTGCCCAAGAAGCAGTTCCTAAAATGATAATGTTTTTTGCTAGATTTGGAACACAAGAAGGAAGAGATTTATATTGGCTTGAAATCAAAAAACTATTTGAAAAAATTAAACTGATAGCAGGCTTTCATTTTGAAAATGCCTTTAGAGATGATGACAAACAATTACCTACTAGTCATCTTAATAACCTATTAGAAGGAGTTAATGCCGAGTACGATCCGCAAATTAAAGAACAAACTAAAAAGGCAAATGCTGCAGTTGTTCAAATGATAGACGGATTTGATGGTAGAACCACGCCAACCCAAACAGACTTTAGCTCAGCCGCTTACGCAGGCAACGATCAAGAACAACGAGCAATAATGGTTTATAGATCATTTATAAATGCCGGGTTTAGTCCAAAATTGGCTAAAGTTTTAACCGCTGAAGTATTCAGGGAAAATTCACTTAGATCAAATTATCTTCTCGGCAGTCATACTGATCCTAAAAACAAGAAAACAAACTACGGAATGTTCAGTTGGCAAGGAGATCGTGCTAACGCCTATAAAGCATATATGGGCGGTCAACTAAATGATACAGATTTATCACTATCTAATTTGAGTAGACAGGCTTCGTTTGCGGCGAGTGAGATAATGTCAGGCCAGTACGGCCCTGAAGTAATAAACGCTTTTAAGAATCCAGATCAATATACGTCAGCGGAACTTCATAGGTTGTTTGGTGAAAAGTATATAAAATGGGCCATAGACCATCCAGACTATGCTTCTAAAGGTAACATGAATCTAGTTTCAGGACATGGTATTCTTGATAGGGCAATGAACAAGTATTCAATTAAACCAAAAAGAACCGGAAACCTAGGCGGCATGGCCGGAACTCTTTTTGAAAACTTTGGTTCTGGAGAAACAATCGAAACACACGGAAATGAAGTTATTCAAAGCCCGGGAGAATTTGTAAACGACATGTCAGCGGCGGCCACTGAAGCTGGAGGCAACATTTCTCAACTAAATGAAAATTTAAAAATTCTTTTAAGTTTGGAACAAGAAAGAGTTAATTTAGCAAACAGACTACTTGATAATCAAGCCAGAAAGTCTACAAGCATTTATGCTATAGCAGGCGGAGTAGCATAACATGGCAAATAGTGTTAAATTTATACATCAAGCATTAGGAGAAAGTGAAGTACGCAACATGGCTACTGACGCAACTCTTAGAGAGTTGCTAGATGCTATCGGCGGCGGCGGCGCCTCGGGAAGAGGAAATACTTCAAGTTTATATTCTCTAAAAGGCACATTTACAAGTTTAAAACAAAAAGCCGCAAGTTTAGAAAGAGGTATTAAAACAGCATCAAGGCCTTTTAGTGGTTTTATTTCTTTACTAGCAAAAAATGAAACTTCGATGAGTGCTTTTGGTACTCATCTAAACGAAAGTGTTATAAAAAAATTACCATGGGTAGGTGGATTATTAGGTAGCGTATCTGATGTAGTTATATCGGGTGTAGGCATACTTGAATCGTACGAAAGAGAATCTAAAAAACTTGTACCAGCTGGTGCTACATTTACACAAAGCATTTTTGAAATGATGCAAGTTGCAACTAGCGCAAGATTAGATCTTTCTCAATTACAAAATGTTGTGTCTCAAAACATTGAAGAATTAAACGCACTAGGTCCTACAACAAACATGGGTATAAAAAAATTCGCCCAGTTTGCTGATTACATTAATAGGCCAGTTGAAGGTGTAAGATCCTCATTACTTAATATGGGATATAACATAGAAGAAGTTAATGATGCAGCTATCAACTTTTTGTTTTTAACACAAAGAGGAGCACATAGAACAGTTGTAGTAAACGAAACAACACAAAATGATTTTCTAGTTTATACTAGAACACTTGATGCTTTTCAAAAGATTACTGGAAAAAATTTACAGGCTAAAAATTCCGGAGCACAAAAAATATTAAGAAATGCTATAGTTATGCTGGAGATGAATAAGCTAAATCCAACACAATCGGCCAAGGTAGCATTGGCCGCTAATATGTCAACTTTGGTGTTTGAAGAAGGTGTAGCTGAAGCATTTAATGCTTCTTTATTTGGTATGACGCCTTTAAGTGAAGCAGGATTTGCTTATCAAAAGATGAATCCGCAACTAAGAACAATACTTGAACAACTTCATACTAAAGCAAAAGACGATTCAGTTAATATAGATCAATACAAAGATATAACATTTGATTTATTTGCTCATATGTTAGCAGGTGCCGATGATCAGTTAAAAATGATTGAAAGTTTAATACAAACTCAGTCGGCAAATCCATTAATAGGAGCAAACGAATATGCGGCAATTTCAGGATTAGCAGATACTATTGTAAGGTTAAAGGATGGTGAAAAACTCACAGCTAAAGATATTAAAAAGAGATTAACTGACGCATATAAATCTCAAGAAGAAACTGAAACAATTACAGAAGTTATTAGATCAATAGAACAAGCAGTTACAGAATTTAAAATGGGTTTTGTTAAAGGATTTATGGGCGAAGGAGGACTAATAGGATTTTCTAGATCAATAGATGCTACACAAATTGGAACAATATTTGCTAAACTTGGAGAACGATTTGTTGAATTTTCAGAAAAAGCATGGGACAATCTAAAAGAATTTTGGGGATACCTAAATACACCAGCAGGGTTTGCTCATGTTCAGGAGTATATAGGATCTTGGGCAAAATACATTGCAAGTAAAGCACTAATATATGCTCAACAGGCGACCGCAAGCATGATAGGTTGGGTAATTAGAAAAATACCTTTCGGGGATAAGTTTTTAGAGTTTTGGCGTGATCTTGATGATGCTATGAAAAGAAAATTTGGTTTTGGTCTTGGCCCGTTATATGCTTCAGATCAAGAATTTAAAACTGATCATGCTGTAGCAGATTTCAATAGAGTTGCAGGATCAACAAAACTACCTCCAACAGTTTCTCCTCAAAATGTTCCAGGATACAAACCACCAGCTGATATTAACAATTCAAATATTCTTGATCGAAGCAAAGTACTTAATTTGTCAGATGCTGAAGCAAAAGAACTCGGCCTTGATAAAGGTGGGCAATACAGATACGACACTGAAATGAAGCAGTGGCGATCATATAATAATTATCTCTACGGAACTAATCAACCTATGACTACAGATCCATTTAGTCAGGGTATGTATGCTCAACATTTAATCCCTGATGTAAATCAAGATATTTCTTCAAAATTAACAAAGAAGTGGGAAGGAACATCATTTGCTCAAGGCCCTGGGGATCAAAACGTTCTAACAGCGGTAAGTGGTGCTTCAACATTTATTAATCGCAAACACCTAGATTTTTATTCAAGTATTTTGCGATGGTTAAACGGAAAAGGATTTACAATCAAATCATTACAAGGACAAAGCGATCATACAGGATTTAAAGGAGGCCATAACTTAAAAATTGAAACAGCAAAACACGGTGTTAATTGGTTTGGACAGTTACATCCCAATGATCAAAAGGCTCTTTTATTTGTGTTAGGAAACGCAGGTTACCTAGATGAAAGTGAATTTTCTTCTAAAGCTACAAACAAACCAACACTTGAAAAAATGCTTGAATATTTGGTTCGTGGGCATATTAGCGGATTCAACACGGTACAGAATCTTGACACTACTAGAGGGTTTAGCGGTGGAACACTTCAAGAATTTGGTAGACAGGTTGTTGATTTTGGTGCTAAGAAACGCATGGTTGTATCTGGCGATAAAGCAATTATGACCAAAGAACAATACGATACTATCAAAGATAGAGCTCGCCAGATTCCTGCCGAAGAAATGATTAATACAGTAAATAGTACTGTTCAGGAAATGATAAGAATAAAGAAAAACGAAATAGCAATTGACAGAAGAATGTTAAGTATTGCTTAATTGGAGAAGATTTTGAGTTGGAAAAAATATTTTACACCTGTGCCAACAGGTAATACATCAGGCAGTTACAGCCCGATCGGTAATGGCAGTCAGCCAGGACCTGCTCGTAGTAACTATTCGTCATTCTTACCAGACGTATATGCTGGTACACCAAATCGTGTTGAAAGATACATGCAGTATAACACGATGGATATGGACAGTGAGGTAAATGCCGCACTTGATATTTTGGCAGAATTTTGTACACAACAGAACAAAGAAAACAACACAACATTCCAAATTTACTTCAAAAACGATCCAACTCAAACAGAAGTGAAATTACTAAAAGAAGGTTTACAAAAGTGGTTTAGATCAAACCAATTTGAAACTCGTATGTTTAGGGTAGTTAGAAACTGCTTTAAATATGGAGACGAGTTTTTTATAAGAGATCCCGAGACTGGAAAACTATTCCATATTGATCCAGCAAAAGTTACAAAGATTATTGTTAATGAATCTGAAGGTAAAAAGCCTGAACAGTATATTATCAAAGATTTAAATTTCAATTTTACAAATCTTGTAGCAACCTCAATTCATCCTGATAATCACAACTCACCTGCCGGTACTGGCAGTTATGTCAGTGGTGGTGCGCTTGGAAGAGGTATGGTTGGTGCTTCTCCACAGTCTACGGGATCTCGCTTTTCAACTGAACAAAATGAAACAGCAGTTGATGCTGAACACGTTGTTCACTTGTCGTTATCAGAAGGATTAGATAATAACTATCCTTTTGGTAACTCCCTATTAGAAAGTGTCTTTAAAGTATACAAGCAAAAAGAATTATTAGAAGATGCGATTATCATTTATAGAGTTCAGCGAGCTCCTGAAAGACGTGTTTTTTACGTTGATGTGGGTAATATGCCTGCTCACATGGCTATGAGCTTTGTTGAACGTGTTAAAAACGAAATTAACCAAAGACGTATTCCAAGTAATACAGGTGGTGGACAAAACGTTATCGACGCTAGTTATAACCCACTTAGTATTTCAGAAGATTACTTCTTTCCACAAACTGCTGAAGGTAGAGGATCAAAAGTTGACACATTGCCAGGTGGTACTAACCTAGGTGAAATTGATGACTTGCGTTA